TGCAAGCGTTACATTTCCTGTAGTACCACCACCACTTAATCCTGTACCCGCTACTACGCCTGTAATATCACCCACTACATCTGTATTGCGGATAAACTTTCGTACTTCTATTTTAGAATTTAATGGCGGTGCTTCAGAGAATGTAACAATTAATCCAGACAGACTATAAGAGCTTACTTGCTGCATTAATCCATCAATAGATATTTGTAATAAAGTAGCTACTGCCGGTGCATCAGTAAGAGTAAATGCCGTTTGAGAGCCAGTGCCTGTAAACTCATCTACTGTTAGTATTTCAACGCCTGACGCAGTATAAGCCAACATTTCTACTGCACCAGTAGCATCAAATCCTAATAATTGACTAGCTCTACTAGAAGCAATTGGCAACTCCATGTTAATAGTGCCTGCATCTGCAACAGGCCGTCTAATAGCTCGTATAAGATCAGTTGTGCCTTGCTGAATAGCCAACCATAATTTGTTAAAATCACCGTTTACATCAAGTGCTAAAAAGTCTCCGCTGTTTTGATAATTAGTTGTACGAGACAAAGGCATATCTAAATAAATAGCAATTTTATCGCCAGTAACAGCATCAGAAGTTAGAGTAACATTACCGCCATATGTTCCTACTACAGACAACGTATAATCATTACTTTCACCAAGTGCTAATGCAGTTCCGTTTTTTAGAACTTTTATATCGCTTTCAAGCAAAGCTGTAAACGTGTACGCAAATACCCTTTGCCCACTTGTTGCAACATAATCGTTTCTAGTTGTTGCTGCTGTTACTGTCATTTCTGCACCTCATATTGTGCGGATTATACTATAAATGCTGTTATAGATCATTTGCAGCTTTTTCTGCTTCATTAAAAGCAAATCGTAAATAAAACAAATTCTGCAAAGGTATTAATCGTCGTAATGTTCTAATGTCAGATTCAGTCATTTCGTCAGAAGATGTTATAGCATTTGTAGCTGCTACAGTTGTACTTAATAAACTGCCTAATGTTGGCCCAAGCAATGACTCTGATACTGTTCTTGATACTTGTTTAGAAGCAAATTCATTAACTCCAAGTAACGATCTAAGCCCAATTGAATTACCCGATATTTTTTCAATTGTAGTATTTATTTCTCCTAATATTCCGGCCATACCAGATCGCTCTATACCTTCCATAGCCCAAACTTTTGGGTCATCACTAATTGGTCTTCCTGCAATTTTTTGTTTTAAATAATATGAAAACATCCCCATACCCATTAATGACACTACACCGCCTAATGTATTTTGATCTTGCCGTTGAATAGCAGGAATAACTATTCTTTGTGTAGCTGAAAAAATAAATGACCTAAATTGACCAATAGTTTTTCCCATTTCGCTAGACATAAATAATGGTTTTTCTTGACCGGGGATTATAATAACTCTGTCGCTTTCTTTTCGTACCGCAGCGCCCCATATTACTTCTAAATTAGGTTCATCCCAGTTTTTAGCATTTGTTAGCCATATGCCATCTGTTTTGCTTCCATGTTTTTTTACTTGCTGCCACATTCTTTTAGATGTTTCTTCATCAATTCCTAATCTAGCTAAACGCTTGTCATACTTTCCTTTAGACAAACTATTAAAAATAGATGTTTGCATTGTTACTGCATGAAGTTGTTTCATTCCGGCAGTCCAATAATCAAGCAAATTAAATTTACCAAATTGATTTACACCGGCCCTTAATCCTCGCTCTACAATAGTACCGCCTTGAGCATAATCTGCAACGTCAGCAATAATTTCGGACTTTCCTGATTTAAGAACATCTGTACCTACGTCATATCTTCGCAACTCTTCTTTTGCAAGTTTTGTAGCTTTTGAGTTAGAAATTAAAGGAATTAAACCTTTACTAAAAGTATTTATAAATCCTTCAGCCATTACAACACGCGCAAGATCTGGCAAACTTGATATGGTTACACCACCTAACAACCTAAGATAATTTAAATCTCTTGCAGAACGCCCCATCCTTGACCAAATGTTATCAGCTTGAAAGCCATAAACACCGCGTATCCTATCGCGCATGCCTGCAATGTCTATTTCATCCTGCTCTTTTTGCTTGGTCATTTTTTTTCTTTGTTTAATAGTAAGATCAGGATTATCCAACTCTTTGTCCCACCAATCTCTAATTTCTTTTATTTGAACATCCATATTTACATCATCAAAAGCCCTCATTAACTCTAAATCGCCTGCTATATTTTGCACATATCTTGCGCCTAAAACTTCTATGTCATTTTCTAAAAATTCTTCAATTAATTCATCATCAATTTGAAAAACTCTATTTCTTAATGGGCCACGCAAAGATGTTCCAGAAATACCTTTAGAATTAACACCTCCTTTTTTTCCATCGCCTAATTTCCAATCATAAGGTAAACGTCCATCTGGACTACCCTGTATGCGTGTAGCAATTTCTCCGGCTATTCGCCTATAGTCTTGATCTTCCATATCTAAACGATTTTTAAATTCTGAATTTTTAATTATTGTTTCTTGTTTTTTTAATTTCTTTTTTTCATCACGAGTTGCAGTTTTAATTTGGTTTTTTAAATTTGTTAATTTAGCTTCTACAGAATCACCGGCAAGATCATCTAAAATAGACTGACTTTCATCAAACAACTTAGTGTCTTTATCAGCTAACCAGTTAGATACTTTAGTAATAAACTCAGGACGATTTGCTGTAATCTTATCTTTATCCCAAACACGATTTAAATAATTATTTGCTGTTGCTACATCAACATCTTCTGGCAATAACTTTTGTGCAACCATTTCATTTTTTAGTGGGTCATATAATTCTTTGCGCCACATATCAGAGGCTGCTTTTATTTCTGGTATATCACTATCGCCTTTGCGTATTGCAGTAGCTACAGCTTTGTTAAATTCTCTTTTGTTTAATTTACCTTTTCCTTGCCGAAAAGTTGTTGTTGAAGTTGCAGTTTTTTCAACTTTAACTATTTCGCCTGATTTTTTATATGCATTAAAAAATTGTGCATTTTCTTGCAAAGCAGTTGCATATTTACCAGAATGTAATTGAGCTAATGACTCTGCTGCTTGTAAAACTTGACCATCCATTTCTATTGGATTTTCTGCTAATCGTACAGCTATTTGCCTAGTAAACGGATTGTCACTTGTTATTGTTCTTGATAGAGGATCAAAACCTAACTTTTTAGTTACAAACTTAGCAAATTTTCCTTTTACTTGTTGATCGCCAAACGTCTTAGCAGCACCTATACTTTCTCCTATTGGTGCTGTTTCAACATTAATTGCAGGATTAATACCCGCTGCAATTTTAGGCTCGACATTTAACACATCTTCTAATTCAGCTATTTGTTGTTGGTCAATACCATATTTTGAAAGACTAGCTGCACCACCGCCTAATATGCCACCTAAAAAAACACCGGCACTAACATTAATAGCAGATTCGCCAAATGTTCTAGTAAGTTGTTGTGAATGCAATGCTGCTTCTTCTATAGCTGTGTCAACAGCAACAACAGAGCTAGTAACAGCAGCACCACTTAAAATACTTTTCCCAGTGCGATATGTATTTAATGCTACACCGCCAACAGATAAAAATGTTAATGGTGAAGCTATACCGGCAACCATAGTCATAACGCCGCCTAACGCACCCGCTTGTTGAATTGTTTGGCGATCTTTTATTTCCATTGCCATTTGACTGCGTACTGCTTCTATTTCGCTTTCATCATCAGCATATATTGCAGACATAACAAAATTTTCATTTAACTTTTCTGCATCAGTAAAAAAACTATAAGCGTCAAAATCTGGATTATCTTTTGTATCAGGCTGACCAACTACTTTAGAAGATAATGCTCCAACTATATTTTCTTGTCTAAATGCCGCGCTTGTAACTTCGCCAAAACTTAAATCAGCAATAGGGTCAACAGGTTCAGTAGGCAATAAACCTTGCCTAAGACCGTAAATCTCACCTTCAACACTAGGTACAAAAGGCATTATTTATTTTCTCTTTTTATGTTAGAGCCTTTAAAAAATTGCTTTTTCTTTTTACCTAATATTTTAGAAGTTTCATCAACTGCTTTATCAAAATCCGCATCTAATTGATTAACATAATCGTCTAATTTACGACTTTCTTCTATTACTTCTTCTTTTATTTCTTTAAGTAAATTTCTTGGTTTAGGAGTTGAAAATTTTCCCAATTTAAATTGATCTTTTATTTTTTGTTCTGCTTTTTCTTTAATACGCGCATTTTCGTTTTCTTGAGCTATTTCTATATTTGGATAAAACCTATCTTTTGTTACAACATTTCCTTCTTTATCTATGCTTTCAAAAAATAATTGCTCTAAAATACCATCATTATTTAGTGCAAAAACTGTATACGTTGGGTTAAAATTATTACCTAAAGTAGCTATTCGATCCGTTTCATTATCAGAACGAAGATAAATATTTTCTTTTGTATAATTAATATTTTTATTATCTTTTATTGCAATATTAAAAATTTCATCTCTAACATCTTCATCAGAAATTCCTAAACCATTTGCATATGTGTAAAATTTACTGGGAGGAAATTGCATTACACCATCTCCAGTTAAAGATGTTTCCCCCCATTGAGTTTGAATATCTTCTTTAGCCATCTTTCTTGCTTTATTAAAATTGTTTAATGGACTTACTCCGGCTACCCAATAAGTTTCAACTAATTTTTTATAATCAGCTACTAATCTAGCAGTGTTTGCTCCTAATGGATTAAAATCAGGCTTAAACATTTCTTCATAAAAACTTGCAACATCAGCATCAAGATCAATTTTAGGTTTTCGAGCAGAACTAGATGTTGTAGCATCTTCAAATGCTTTTTTTCTTGCTGTTATTTTATCTTCATTATTTATATCAACTTCAGATAAAGCCATTTTTATAGCTTGTTGAGGGTTATCAGGCATATATTCTAAATTAAATTGTATTTGTTCAGCTAATGCAAAATCATTAGCACTAAATACTTTAGACATAGATGGCTTTTGTTTAATCCTATCCATTAAATCTAAAGCTAAAACAATTTTTTCTGGGTCAGCAGATATAATGTCATTTTCTATTTGTGAAGACATATCAGATGGAACAATGCCAAGTTTTTTTGCATATTCAGCTTGTTCCATAACTCTTTCTATTGGATCTGGAGAAAGATTTTCTTGCCATGATGCATAATGTTTATTTACATCTGCTTTATCATAAGTATTATTTGTTGAATTGCCATTTAGAACATTGTTAATTATTGCGTTTTGATCTTGCAATTTATTGTTTTTATTAACTTCTGTTGCTACTAATGATTCATATCTCATTCTTTCTTCTATAGTGCGAATTATACCGCTATCAAACATATCTGATATTTTTTGTAATGCATTTTCAGGATTAATCTCACCTGTTTTAAGTTTAAAAACAAAAGAAGTTAATTCTAACCCTTCTTCTTCAGTTAAAGTATTTTGTTCTTTTTTGTACGTTAGTTCTTTGTCATTAACTTTTGCATTTAATTGTTTAATTAAATTATCTGTTTGAGTTGGGTCTAATCCTTCAATGTCTCTTGCTTGAATTAAACGATTAACAAATTCTTTACCGGCAGCAATTTGCTCTAAAGGAGTTTGTTCTTCATTTAATAATGTTCTATCTAACTGTCCAATTACACCTTGAATAGCAATATTATCTTTTAAAGATTCTAGTTGATTAATAGCAGATGCGTCTAAAACTCCGGCGTCTATTCCATTATTTATATCTGAAGTTATTGTTGCTAATGCTGCATTTACTTTATTTTTATCTCCATTTCTAGCAGAATTTAAAACAGATGCTACTTGGTCATCTATTCCTATTGCTAAATTAGCAGCTATAGATGCATCTGCTTTTATTTTTGCTTGTTTATCAATTTGACGTTCTATATCAGAATTGACATTATTATAAAATTGAGCAGATGCAAGTTTTATTTCTGGCGGTGCATTATTTAACATCTTTAATGTTTGAGATGCTACTTCTCTATAAGCATTAATATCATCTGGATTTTGCGCTTGTGCATCTAACAAAGAATTTTTTAAATCGTGATTAAGGCCACTTTCATACGCTTTAAGTGCTACTTGATTATAAACTTCACCTCCCCAAGCAAATGGGCTTTTCTTTTTTATTTCTGTTCCTTCTTCTCTAGCTTTAGCAACGTCTGCTAATGCTTGTTCTGGAGCATCTGCTGCTGCTTTTGCTTTACCAAAACCCACAGATAAATCAGCTACTTGCTGACCTACACCGGCAAGTTGCTCCATTCTTCTAGCTATACTAGGATCTACTCCAGTAGGAGTAAATGTTCCGTAATAGCTTATAGGTTTTTGTGCCATTATTTTCCCTACTTAAATATTTAAAATGCCGCCACGCGCTTTTAATGTGCTTAAACTTCCAACACTGCTAGGGCTAATTGATTTAGCAACGTCTAAATTACCGCCGCCTAAACCACCGGCAATTGAAGCGCCACCTTGCAATAATGTACCAAGTGCAGCAGTTCTACCCATTTTAGCAGCCATAGCTCCTTGCCTTCTCATTTGGCTACGTTTTAATCTTCCGCTTAAAGCTATCATTCCTTCACTTAGACTAATATTTTCCGCAGACGATAAAGCTAAACTTGATGGCGAACCTTCTATTGCTATTCCACCGGCAGCTAATGAAGCATTGTTAGCAGCTAATATTTTATTTAATTCTTCTCGTCGTTTTAATTCTTTACTATCAGCAGCAATTTTTGCTTGTCTTGCTTGTTCTTTTAATTGATCTTCTTGTGCTTTACCCGCTTCTACCTGACCATAAGCACTAACTGCTGTTCCTAAGCCTGCTAAAATAGTAAAAATCATGACGATTCAACCTCATACTGTATTGCTTGTATATGAAATGGTGCTGCATCAGGCACTGTAATTAATGGTGAAACATCTATATCCCAACCTTTACCGCCATTATTGTCTTCAATAATACCAGTGCGTATTTCAAATGGTGTACCTAGTGGGCTATCAGTTGCGTCAACGCTTGCATACTGTAGGTTAGGCGTTCCTAATAAATTACCATTAGCAGGCAATGCACCTCGCCCAGATGTACGAGTTGCAGTTAAAATAGAACCAATAAAACTGTTAGCTAAATAAATTGCACCATTTACATTATAAGAATTACCAACTACAGGCGTACCGCTAGTTATTAAAAATGCAAAAGTATTATTAAATGTTGTTAATTGTCTAACAGGCGATGGATTACCATCAATGTAAATTCCCGCGCTTTCATAAAAACGCAAATTCATATTTGTTATTTTTTTCTGTTTCATAGCGTTTTGTCCTTTACCCATATTAGTATTAAGCGGCATGGGTTTAACAGTAGGAACAAAATTTAATCCAATTTCTAAATTTAATGGGCCACCTGATAATTCATCTGCTGTTAATGTAATAGTATTGTTTGCTGCAACAACTCTATTATCTAAATTATTACCATTTCCTATTACGCTAACAATTGATCCTATTAAATGCGTTTTAGGTAAAGTTACTGCTGTAGCAGATACATTGTTTATTTTTATTGCAGAATCTAAAAGATAATTAAAATCCCACTTTTCTATTCTATAAACATCAGACAATCTGTCATTTGGCAAAACTCTATTTACTAAAAACAAATCATTATTAACTACAGATGCAGTTTCGGCATTTCTTTTTAAAGCTACTCCTCCAGTAAACAACCCAGAATCAGCATTAACAAATTGAGTAAAACCGTTTATATCTTGTGCGCGAACAGTATTTAAAATAGATGCAGTACCATCAGTATTTATTATAAATACCCAGTTAGAATCTTCTGACGTAGTTCCTGTTAATACAGCTAAATCTGTTGGTTGATTAATAAGATGAGAAGATAAAACAGAAATATCATTAGATGTGTAAGCGTCTTCATTAAAATTAAACACAAACTGTCTAATTGATTTACCGTTTTGATCTACAAATAATGTAGCGCCATCTATTGATTTTGCTTCAACGCTAGATGATCCATGCTGTGTTTGAGAGTCAATAGATATAGTTGTTGGTGTACTTCCTTTAACTAAAAATTCCGCACCGGCAGTAAATACTTGCAAGCCACGATCTGAATTAATATCAACAATTGTTGTTAAAGTTCTTGAAGTTATTGTAATAAACAATCCTTCATCGTCATCACCTTCTTCAAAGAAAAAATCAAAAAATGTTCCAGACTTGGATGCAAATAAACTTTGTTGTTTAGATTTTGTTCCTCCTAACCATAGTCTACCTTGATGAAACGCACCCATTTTTGGGTAGCCTCTTACATTACTCCATACATTTTCTTTTCTAGGAGAACCATTTTGTTGTGTAACAAATCGAATAGTATTGCTAGACGTTCCAGAAGTGGGAAAACCAGAAAAACGTTTAAAATTCTTTGCTGATTCTCCTGATACAGTAATATCAAAAACAGATACATTTCCACTTGATGTAAAATTTACAAATGTAACATCTACACCAGTTTCTCCAAATACAGGCATTTCTTGCAAGTTTTTTTGTAAATTAAAAGCAGTAGACTCTTGCCCTCCTGTCGTACTAGCGCCAGAAAAAGTAATGTTTTTACTAACTACACCTTCAACATCAATTTGATAAACAGTTCCAGATTCAAAACCATTAAATGTAATTCTTTGAATTTCACTAACTACTGGTGTAGGACTTTCACTATCGTCATAGTCAAATTGAGGCACATTACTAAACGGAATATTATCAATAGTAAATGAATCAAATGTATCGCCAGATTTATTAATTATTCTTTTTGGTGCATGATCTTGTTGAAACAAAAGCATTACATTTTCTGTTTGAGCATCACGAATTTCATTTATTTGATCGCTGCGATATGGCAATCTTACATTTGCAATTAATAAAGTTTCAGTAGAACCGGCATGAGGTATTCTATAAAACGCCATATTACCAAACGCAGTAGTAACAGAATTTAATCCTCCTGTTGCTACAGCTAAATAATGACGATCTGTTTCAATACTAAAAGAAAATGTTTTAGTTTTTGATACTTGAAAAGTATTACCAACTTTTGATTCAACAATTACGTTTAAATCAGTTAATTGAAAACGCTTATCACCTAAATCCCCTGTATCACCAGTTCTAATTAAACGAATAAATGATGATGTATAAGATCCTACAACTTTAACTCTTACATCTTGAGATGCAGCAGTTACTGTTATTGTTTGAAGTGTTACCCAATTACTAACTCCGTTTGCTGATATTTGCACTTTAACAGCAGCGGGTAAAACATTACTTTCTGTTCCTGTTGTTAATTGAATGTTTTCAACATCAATAAAAACAATTGGATTAGTTCCAGTATATGTATATCTAGCTATTTCATATTCAGTAGCTCCTACACCTATCGCATCAATATCAGTTGTAGTTAATACAATTGTAGAAGAATTAAAATCATTTAAAGCTAAAATAGCAGCAGCCTCATTACCTCCTGCTGATGTAGCGCCTCCTTTACTCATGCTCCCGCTAAGAGTGCTGCTATATACTAAACCATTTAATTGACGTAATGCTTGGTCAATATGCTCTGTACCGGCGCGTCTTTTTAAACCACCTTGCGGAACAATTAATACATTTTTAGCAGTTTCACAACCGGCATAATATTGATCTAAATCAGTACGGCCTTTTAATAGCGGCGATAATTCACCACTAACAAAGTTAGTCTGCATAAATGTAGAGTTAGCCATTATTGCCTCACGCTAATAAATGGCTGACTCCTAATAGGCGTAGTAGGATGTTGTTGTGAATCTGTATAACGCGCCATACGCGACGCATTAATATACTTAGCTGCATTAACATCAGCAGATGCTGCACTATCACGAATAGATGGTGCAAAATCCATAGCTAAAGCATATTCAATCATTTTAGCAAAATAAGAGGGCCAGTTACCTTCTTCTACATTAGCCGTATAATCACAAAACACAGAACCAGATGTATTGGCGTATAATTTATCACCAAGAATTTGATAGTTAATAGCAGGGTCAATTTTAATCAAAGCTAACATATCAGTAGGTAATTGATAAATATTACTAAATTCATTACCTACAGACGTTTCAGTAGTTAAACCTAACTGAGCTTTACGCCTAGCAAAACCCCATCTAAATTTAGATAGCTCTGCTTGGACAATATTGTCATACAGGTTGTTGGCTACTGTTTCTGCGCGAGTATTACCGCTTAAAGATGTAACTGGCAAATCACCAATTAATATTAAAGCATTAGATATTAACTTGATTTTTTCAGCCATGATTTTATTTGCTCAACATACTTTTAGATGTTTTAGCTGCATTCTTAAAATCAGCATCAGTAGGTGCGCCAACAGCGCCTTTTTTACGCATTTTTTTTCCGGCTTTACGCTTGGCATGAATATTTGCATATAAACCTTTACGCATAAATTACTCCGTTTTATTTAGGCTTTTTAACCTTGGGTGGACGGCCCTTTGTACTACCGTATGTACCTTTACCTTTTGGCATTTTATTCTCCTAATAAAAAGGGGGCTTGCGCCCCCGATTATTATGCGGTTACTAATATACCGCCTGCCGCTGTAATGCTTGTAGCGGTTTGTGTCTTAATGTACGTCAAATGAACAATGGGCGCAGTAGCCGTAGTAGTGTCCTTACAAATAATAAGATCACCAATACTTAACTCACTAATAGCCGGTAAAAAATAATCGGCATTATCAATCGCCGCCTTATTGTCAGTAGAAGTATACTGCCAAGTGCTGCCACCATTTCCAGAACCGCCAATGCGGCATAATCCAACTCTTGCAAAAGCCATGATAGCCTCCTATGCAGTTTGCGTGTATTGAACTTTAACTAAACCACCCTCATCGCGCACAACGGCTCCTGCTTTTAACATTCCGTTACACAAAAATGAAGTTCGTTCTGGCACGTAATCAACACTGGTTTTCATATCAATGCCAATTGCAAGTCCTACAGCAGGGCGTTGGAAGAACCAAGAATCAACAACATTTGCAGCAGTAGTTAATCCACCTTCAACACGAGTTTCAAGAATCACAAACTTAAACCCGACTAAAGTGTCAATTTCACCAGAAACAAGTGCTTTTACTGCTTGAAAATCTACAGATGTAGCAGTTGTGTCGTTTAGCAAACCTGACAACCCAAGAGCATTAACAGCGGCAAACAAATCACTGTTTGGCACACCTTGATCGCGCAATTCAACTTGCGCTTTAATAATCTTAGACATGTTAAGATTTGTTCCTGCACCACCAACACCAGTACCTACTACACTAGTTAATGGCGTAGAAGCATCCATAGCATCAATTACAAGTTGGTCACAACGACGACCAAGAGCATCAGCAATAGTGCCTGCTAATTCTTGTTTTTCGTCAAAGTTTACATCTTGAGCATCAAACAAATCGGTATACTCAGGAGCATTCCAATTTTGCAAAGTTGCAGTCCGAAATTCGTGCGCTACATCCATAGGAGTAACAAGATCAGAAGTAGACTTTTGATTAGCTAGTCCCTTCCCCATACGACGAAACTTATAAGTATCGCCCACTACATTGTTGCGCTGTGTTACAGCACTTTTCAGCAGGCCACTACCTTGATAGGCGTGTTTGACCATACTGTCAAATTCCGTAACCGCAACAGCGGATAAAGTTTTACTCATGTGTATTTCCTCAAAAAAGAGTAATTTAAAAACAATTTTTTAAGGTATGTGCTGAGTACCCAGTAATCTGGTCAGCAGTCAACCTAAATCACTGGGCATACTAAGATGGTATCCAGATTGGGCGATTATAACTTAAAATATATACTTACATCAACCAACTGTTATTGCGTTAGGTTTATCGCCTCCCCATTCATGTTGCATTCTTTTTATTTTCTTTTCATGGTCAGGGCTAACGCTTCTTAATAATTGCCCATTTTCATGTTTTTTAAACATTTCAGTTTCAATGTCAGACCATGTAATTCCTGTTGGACTTTCTCCACCATCAATAGGAAGTTTAACAGGAGCAGTAGCTTTAACTAACATTTCTACTAATTTAATAGAATCAGCATTTGTAACTAACTCTCGCGCTTCTTCATATACTTCTGAGCTAAGATTGTTTTTCAAAAATCCTTCAACAGTCTTAATCCTATTGTGTGCGTTATCACCTAACTTAGCTAATTCATCTTCTTGATTTACTTCGTTTACAGCTTGATCTTGTGCAGACAATAATTGCCACGCATCATTATATGCGTCTTGACTCATGTTAGTTTTTGCAGCAAATTCATTTAACTCTAATAACAAAGCATCGTCTGACTCAATGCCCTCTGGAGTTTCATAGCCATCTTTGGGTGAGCCAGTAAAGCCACCAAACTTTTTATTTAACTCAGAATATGCTTTAGCTTGATCTGATACGCTTTTGTATTTATCTGGAATATACCAATCTGGAATATCGCCACTGCCTTTAATACCTTCAGAAAGAAAAAACTCTCCTTCACCTAAAGTTGGTGCTGCTTGATCTAACAGAGTATCGCTAGTGTTTTCAGTCGCGGTCTGTTCTTCTTCCATTGTTTACTCCCAAGGTAAATTAATAATCTTTCGTTTTTTGCTTAATGGTTGATGTTTCATTTTTATTTCAAAAAATTTTCTTTTACCGTTTAACAAAGCAAGTGTATTAATATCAATCCATTCAACGTGTTTGCCGTCTTTGTTGCATCTAAATGCACAAAACTTTTGAACATAATCGAATGAATCAAATTGATATTCTTTAGCTAAATCTTCTAACCATGACATTTTAAATCCAGATTCTTTTAAAAACTTTTTTGCACCATCAGGCACAAGAATTTTTGGCGTAGCTTTTACAGCACGTTTTTTAATTGTTTCAGTCATAAAAGTTCTGCTTGGTTTATTTGATTTATAATGAATTTAATTACGCCAGACTCGCCATTGTGATACGCAGCTTCATAATTTGCGTTAGAAGAATTAAATGGTGTATCGTTGTTATAAATAAATCTTTGATGCAAATCTTCAATTACTTTTTTGCCATTGTCATCAGCAAAACATCTGTTATATGCTTTGGCTAATTCAGCAGCTTTTGATCTTTTTTCTGCATTATGTTTTTTAGCGGCTTTAGTATTAACTGCCGCTTTATCTATTTCGTCCCAACTCATTGCATTTGAACAGGCGGTGAAGAAGTAGGCAATCCGGCTTGTTCAGCTTGCGCTCCTGCTTGTATTATCTGTTGTTTTTCAGCTTCAGTTCTAATTAATTCTGCAGGCATTCCTGTTTTAACTCCGGCCCATGTTCCAAAATCTTCAGTCTTAAATGCAATCATTGCCTGATCTGGCCCCGCAGTTTGCAAAACAAACGCAACTGCTTGCTGAACGCTCATTAAATCTTCTCCATCTTGCGCTTTAGCTAATGGAGAAAGGAATTTAATATCAATATCACGCCCATCTAATTGAATTGGCGTAATTAATCCGCGTCTTGTAAGAATATATGTAACTCTTTTAATAATTGGTATTAATACCTCAGTCTGTAGCCGCCCAAATGCGCTACCAATCCTCTTAGCTAGTTCCCTAGACTCTAATGCTACCTCAGTAGCAGATCGAACAGGGCCAGAAGGATCGCGCAAATCATTAAACAATGCACGTTTAATAGCATTTTGCAGTTCAATAATTTCAAATTGTGCTAATGAAAGATTGCTTCCTGTATCTAACCGCTGAATACTAGGATTAGATGAGTTATTAGAACCAACAGGAATAACAATTCCTGGTGATATGCTTATATTGTAGGGATTTGTAACACCGTCATCCGTAGCTGTGTACATTCCTGCTAAATCAATAGCCGCTTTTTGTAAAACAAACTCTTTCGCTTTGTTTAAAGACCGCACATCAGGCAATGCTTGCAATGCCGGCCCTCTTCCTCTAATTTCACCTGATACTTTAGAGTATCTTCCAGTAACCCAAGGACTAGATGGCCCATAATCTTGCATCCAACTTATTCGATCTTCATTTTTTACCCACACACAACCATAATATGTCTTAGCTATAGGCATATACACAACACCCTCACTAAGTTCTACATCAGAATCTGGCGCATTTTTAATTTTTTCAGCAATAGCTTCAGATGGTTCAAATCCAATCCAATGTCTTTCTAAGTTACGGGCTTTGACAGTAAACTTTCGCCAATGCGTTTCAATTGTGCCAAATGGCCCTTCTTCAAATGCTATACCTTTTTGTGGAATAGCATTAAAAATAACAGGCATATTGTCATTGTCTTCTTCATCTACTCGTAACGTACCTGTACCTATTAGTAAATCTAAAGCGTGTTCGTAAAACTGAGTAGCAAAATTACTACGATTAATATAATCAAATATCGTAATTGCTTGTTTTTCCAAATTGGCTCTAATTTCTTCTTCAGATACTCCATAATCACCTTCTTCTAACATTTTTAAGACTTGATCTGACGGAGCAAATGTCGCCCACCTAGCCCATATAGGAGCAATATTTTCTTGAAGTTTACTAGCACCTTGCTGTATTGCCTCAAGAGCAGTCGAGTCAAAGATTCTTTCCATCTTTTTTTGACCCTGACGGTTGCTGTCAAACAAATTTCTATTAGGTAAGAAAAACTCATACACATCGTCAAGTATGTCGTGCCAATACATAGCTATTTCAAATGCTTTAGCTTCTCGCCTTTTTAAATCATTGAGCGACCCTAACTCTTTAGGCAATTCCATTATGCTGTTCCTGATCTTGCGTTAGCCTGTGCTTGTGCAGATGCAATTTGACTAGCAGACATACCAAACATTCCTCGACCTACACCGCTTCCCATATAACCGCCACCGCCTATTCCTGATCGTTTTTTAGCTGCTTTAGGTGTAGATGCTTTAGCCAATAAAGATTTAGTTCCTAAAGTTCCTCTTGCTACAGCTTTTAGACGCTTTTCACCTTCGGCAATTTCCTCATCAAGAGCAGCTTGTTGGCGCATTACCATTGCTTTGTCTTCAGCAGTTGGTTGTGGAGCTTTTGGTCGTTTCATTTTTTTGCCTCTTTTGTTTCGACAAATGTTTATACAATTGATATGGAGTTAATATAAACATATTATTAATGCCTAATAGTTGTTTGGCATGACCAACACACGTATTTAACATTAATAAATTGTTATTCGTTGCGTTTTGTTTATACCCGCACATAATAAAAGGTTCGTCGAGTATATCATCTTTGNTCCAACTGGTGAATAANTCGAATTTTTCTGTAGTTTTAGAGTGAACAATGTAATGTGATTGATCTGGTTTAATAACAAAGCAATGTTTTATTTCTTTATGTAAAAACTTAGACCACCAATTACCATCATCATTAGTAAACACAACATATATGTCAGAACACACTAAATTTTACCTTGGCTGTTACTGGTTGATTAAAACCTTGTCTGTTTAACGCTTGCCGTCCTTCTCCTTCACCCTGCAATGCATACTCTAACGCTTCTACTGGGTGCGAATATTCGTTCTTATCTGGTTCATCAGTGTATCTTTCGCCTGATACTTGCACTCTTCTATAGCAAAACCCACCTTGTAAGCCTTTTCTAATCATGACTGCTTTAGGTAAAACAGTGAATCTTGGCTTTCCATCCATACACATCTCTTTCATAGGCACTTCTAAAGCAGCCCTACGTTTCATAGGATCGTTAGATTGCGTAGGATTGCATGGTATTCCCGCAGCTCTCATAATTTGAAAAGGTGTTTCAGAATTAGATTGATTTTTATTGCTTCCAGACGGATCGCCCCAACCTTTAAAATTATGATCGGGATACATTTCTTCAATATAACGCTTTAAAGTAGGCGCAAAGTCTACAGCACCCGAATCTGTCAACACCATTTCATCAAAACAAACCCATCTTCCTATAGATGTTCTTTGTAAAAATGCACAAGCCGGTGTTCGCCCAAAGTCAAAACCTAAAACAATAGGGTAATCATGCGTAGGTTTAAATTCTAAATGCTGACAATGTACAGAATCAGTATACATGGGATGAACAGGTTTTCCGTTAGATACAAAACCATATTCATTAGCTAAATTAACTTTAATCCAATCATTTGTTTTGCCAGATAAACCACGTTTATAATAATCGACAGGAAGATTTATTAAATTTTCAGCATTTTTGTTTACTATCCATTCTTCTCCGTCTTTTAAAACACCACCCGCTTGTCTATAAAATGCCCAATCTTCCGGCCTTTCTATTTCAGCTAACTTAAAATACCAATGATCTTCATCAGGAGCGTTACTATCACCAAGTATTCCATGATGCGTTGGACGCGCTCCTTCTTTGTTCGATGGGTAACGACCATGACGTAAATCAAGCATATCTAAAACAGCCTTAGAATGCTCTTTAGTTTCGTTTAACCACACCCATGTAGTTTGTATTCCTCTAGCTTTTTTAACGTGTTCGGGTCGGTCAAAAGCAATAAAAATAACATCACATTCAACTTTAGTTCCATCTTCTAAATTAAACCTTATAAAATGTGTAGGAGGTTCTTTATTTCCTTGTTTAAAGTCACCTAATTCACCGTGTATTTCTAACCAATCTTTAATAGTTGTAGAAAATAATTCAGAATAAGTATTACGTGCGGCAATAACCCTAGATAATCTAATTCCATAGTTTTTATGTTCTGGGTCATTAACAGGCTCTTGTTCGCACATTAAATCAAATAGTTTAAGTATGCATTGAACAGTTTTGCCAGAACCTAACGGCCCCATAATAAAAGAATTTCTAGCGCGGCAATCAGAAAAATCTTGAAGAACTTGCCCTTGAGGCATTAAATTATATTCAATCTGACTCATAGTTCTATCTTCTATCTAATTAAACGTAAATGAGATTGTTTAGATTCAATAACAAACCCTACAAAATGCGAATCATCTCCTTTTAAATTGTAATCGTTTATAACTTCTTCAGAAGGATAAGAAACACTAGTAATTGCAAAACAATTAACACATGGAGCTTCAATAATAAACTCTACTTTATTATTATCTGATTTATGCACTATTACTTCTTGAAGAATACTGCTGCATTCACCACAACGTATTTCCCTCATTTTAATATACTCAACTTATCAACTCTTTTTTTTAGCTGTTCTATTAAAATTGCTTGATGTTTTATTTCAGTTTTTTGTTTAAGCATTAATATTTTTAATCTTTCTTCATCTGAAATTTGAGGCATAGGAAAAGGCAAAATCATCTTTTACTCCAATCAATAGAATCAAAATTCAATTTAAATAATTGTCTTGAGCTAACTGTTGTTTTTCTAGCGTGACTGCCTTTGCCTCCATTCTTTTCTGGAAAATGACGCTCAATATCTTTCTTAGGCAATTTGTGAATAAACCCTTTATGTTTCATTTAACCTCCAGAATAGTATTAAGAATAACAGTAATCAAGTATAATCGAGATGTATGTGGGCTAGAGGCTAGTGAATAATCAAACACTAGAGCCGTGGTTGACCCTCCAGACATAGCCTCCTTAATCAGTCGGTACTGTCTAAGGAATAGATTAGAGATTCGATACACATACAATAATACCGATGAGCCGCTTTCTGCCCTCATATCTAAAATTAATCTCAGCCAGAGGTTAAAGGGTTACCATGTCTTATTAATAACACAATTAACTAATAAAATTTATTAATAATTCTACCTCTTTTATAAGTTTTTTTAGTCAATTTTTTTTTGCGAGAGGCATATATATACCACACGCCCGCGCGCGCGGGAGGGGGGCCTCTTTTCCTCAATAGAATCAATCACTTACGTCTGATTTTGATCCATCATATCGCTTTCGATTAACGCTTATAGTTAGCCCACCGTCTGTACTTATCTCGGTTGCTTTTAACGTAGGTTGGATGTACTTAGCCGTTCTATCTAGTGCTTCAATAGCCGCCCGATGATCTGCTATATCACCAGTCAATTGAGCTTGCCGCTGTATCTCAATGCTAGACTCGATCATCGCTAAAATCGGGTCGAACGTCGGGTAACGCTCCGCAAGCCTCTCAGCTAACAGCCGCTTCATTGGTTTATTTCCCGATCCTTTAGGCCTTGCCATTTTTAACCTCCAACTACTTTGATTTGATTGAATTATCTATTTATTAGATTGTATCATTAATCACCATGATCTATAAATAAGGCTAATGTTTAATTAATTTGATGAAATAGTTTGCATTTGTAAATTAGATAAAACTATAATAACAAGCAGGCGCAATAAAGCACTGTATAAATAAACAGTAATCAACCGAAAGGTGCAAGAGATGGCAACATTAGCGATGTTAAAAAGAGAAGCTCTAAAGCACGGTGCAGAGTTATTCATAAATAGAGATTTTGGGGAAGCAGAGGCGTGGTTACAAGAGGGTCAAATATGGAATGCAAGCCAAGCTCGATGCATTGTAGTTAGCTTTGGTTATATTGAGGGAATGGAATGTGTAATGCCTAAAGTTTATGATTATTTAATCGACGATATGTCACAAGGTGTTTGGTAAATTAACCGCCCCTTCGGGGGCATAACCGGAAGGTGCATAAAATGAATAAATCAGAGATATTTAAAATCTTATTAGAACAGCATGACGATGTGACTATAGTAAAAGCGCATATTCTTTATTATCGAGACTGGGATGGCGATATGCTAAGGCGCGAAAAATTATCAAATGATCGTTCAGCAATGCAATACGCTATTTGTATAACTGCACAATCGTTATTGAGCGACAAGATGTATAAAGAATTTAGAGAAAAACGTCTGCTTCTTACTGACACGATTTGGTATAAGAAGCGCATATGTAATTACGATGGAACACCGCTCACTGATTCACAAATAAAAACACGCGATTGGGCAATTGCACGAGATGCTAAACGCGCAGCGTAGTTAAAAACATAAAGCGTATTCTAATCAGTACGCTTTTTAGTTTTAACTAACCAACCGAAAGGTGCATAAAATGAAAAAAGACATAAAAGAAGAAATTACCCAAAAAATTGTTGAAAAGATAGAATTAGCACAATCAACTGGAACCGACTGGACTAAACCATTTAGGGATTTAGGAGGCAAGCCAATTAACGCTAAAACAAATAAAGCATATAAGGGATTAAATGCTCTTTGGCTTGGAATGAATGGATATGCAAGAGTAGCAACATATAAGCAATGGCAAGAGTTAGGCTATCAAGTTCAAAAAGGCAGCGTTGCAATAGCTATTACTGTACCCCGCATCGTCAAAGATAAAAAAACTGGCGACGATACTTTAATTGGCTTTGGCGGTGCGCGTGTTTTTCCTTCGTCGATGGTTTTGTCTATCGAAAGCGGCGAACAATACCCACAACCAATTATTAACGCTGTTGATTTAACTACTCGCATTCAAAGTGCAGATGATTATATCAATCGTTTAAATTTTGAAATTAGGCATTCGAATGAAGGTAGAGCGTACTACACCCCATCTGGTGATTATGTGCATATGCCCGTTAGAGAGGCTTTTAGCGATACGAAAACAAGCACGGCAAGCGAATGCTACTACTCTACTTTGTTTCACGAATGCGCTCATATGACCGGACACGCATCACGCCTTAATCGGCTAGAATCTAAGAATAAACGCGGATACGCTTTTGAGGAGCTAGTCGCAGAATTAAGCGCGGCGTTTTTATGCAATCAGTTAAGCGTATCGAGTGAACCGCGAGAAGACCATATTCAATATTTGGCTAGTTGGCTATCAGCTTTAAAGAATGATACTGACTACATATTCCAAGCGGCTAGCATGGCTCAAAAGGCAGTCGATTTTATGGATAATTTGCAACTAGATTTGGAGGTGGCAGCATGATTGGGCAGTTGATGACTTATAACGATATTATTAAAGAAACGCGGCAAATATGCCGAAACATTGGCGTTACATTTAAACGCGCAAATCACGACAGAAACGGAATGGCCGCGTACATTTTCGTACTTAAATCTAGCGGTGTTTGCATTCACAACGGTTCTTTTACAGCAAACATGGCGTGGGATAATGCATTGTCGGGCAATGTCCAAAAATGGGCAGCAAAAGAGGTGGCAGCATGACATTCTACACTCGGCGCGATCAACTAATGGCTGAAGTAAAACAAGAGCGCGCATCTATGCGGCGGCGACAGATTATAGATATGATTGCCGAATTGGTTTTGTGGTCTGCTACTGTTGGATTATTGTATTTTGGGCTTTTCCTAGGCTAGGGGCCAGTCGTCCCATGATCGCGGGGCAGCGCACCGCGAGCCAATACGCGCATTAGCCCCTTAATTGGGGCTTTTTTTATGCTACTAGTAGGGTGGTATGGCTAAGGGTGCTAATCGCTGTTAGGCAAGCATTAAAAGCGGTTTAACGCGATGTTTATTAGCTATTCGGATGCATTGCGAGTTTTAATTATGCTTAATAAAAAATTAATTGCAGCGCGAATGTCTCTTTCTGTCGAATTTTTAGAAGCAATAACTTTAACTGTTCGGTTTTCTATTCCTAAATCACCAAAAAATTCAATTTCAAAAATTTGATCGGACATTTAAAAACCTTTATAAATCAATTAGTTAGGATTTTTGTTAAAAACAAGTTTATATTCCCTGCCATAGCTTTTTTAGTGGTCAACAGTACAGCTCTTTAAATTTTTCGATTGAAAATAAATTGCGTTGCAATAACCCGTAGGCTTCGCCCCTGCCAAGATTAATTAAATTTTCGGGCAAAAAAAGCTCCTCTTTTGTGCAAGCACCGGCAAACGCAAATGTTGGAAACTCTCCGATCATCAATACATATAAATCGCATGGATTTTTGATTTTAAATTTTTGAGCTAATAATCTGCCATCGCTATGGTGTGTGCATTTAACGTCAACAGAACAGCCTCGCGGGGTATAAAAATCCTCCTTTGGCATTACCCCGCCAGTGCGAACTGTCAAATCTGGATACACATTTAAAAGTTTAGCGCACATCATTTCTGAGCCAATTCCTTGCCGCTCTACCCACTGTTGATTGTCGGTTTGACCTTCTAGCTTTTTATGATAGCCTTTTTGAGCGGCATTATTCATGCGCCCATCCGCAATAAATTTGGCTACGCGCTGCTCTGCATCACTTAAAGTTAGAATGGTATCTCTTCCGAATCAACAAAATTTGATGTTATTTTGTTTGCCTTATTAATTTTGGCAGTAGCTTCATTATGCTCATCAAGCCATTCTTCATTACTTTGTGACTTAACTCTTTCCGTTTCGTCTTTTTTTTCATCGCTATAAAAAACTTTGACGTTACCAAGGATGGGCGTTTTTTCAACATTATTATCACGCTCCTCTTTTGACATAGTTTGCGAAATAAAACCATTGTTCTCGTACTGATCTAATTCAGCAGTATTAATAAATGTTGTCAAATCAAGATATGTTCCTTTTTGACCTTTGTACAATCTTGACTTGTCGATCTTGCTTACGTCAATTTTTACAGAAATTCCTAATTTCATCTTTTAAGCCTCTTAGTTTCGCGTTGGATTATTTCTACTGCCAAATTTACAGCGTTTTCTAATTTTTTAATGAAATTATTATCTCGTTTCACTTCTACAATCATGGCTTTCATTTTTGGGTGATAGCTCATAAACCACCAACTTTCCACATCACAAATCCACATACACCCTTGAACTTGTTGATAGTATTTTTGGGGCATTAAATTGCGACGTAAATTACCCACCGCAGCAGCACCCAAAGGGCATTTAATTTCTAGCCCAGACACAACTTTGCCGGTTTCTAAAATTACCCCATCTGGCGAACAACCAAATTCTTTTGAGTCATCAAGAATAAAACCAGTTTGGTGAACATCTATTCCCGTTTCAAATTCAAAAAACGCCCTTGCTTGCGGTTCTAAATCATTGCCGCGTGTCATAGCGTCATTGACATAAAACTCAGTCGGCTCACCAGACAATCTTTCTGCAATTATTCGGTTTATGTAATTCTCAGCACTAGAGCTAGGATTGCAAGTGGCGGTGATTAATTTGTCAAAATTAGATGCAGAAGGTTTACCAATTCGACTTTGCAGCCATTCATCAGAGCCTTGTGCATCCTCAAGAATAATCATTTGATTCGCTCTTTTTTTGGCCCTTTTGTTTTCATCGAATGTTCTTTTTTATTTAGTTTTGTTAAAGCAAAGTTGTAATTAGAAGCAAGTAATTGATCGACTGAATCACACCTAAAAGCCAAACAAAACTTTGACACATTGCTGTTAGTTTTTTCTAGCAAATTTTTAAGAATGACAGACTGCTCGTAGCTAATAATTTCAATAGATTCTGAAGGCAAACTTTCTCCGGCATAAATGTAATGACCCAATCCAAACATCGCCAATGCTTTAACTAAGCATCTCATTTTAGTATTTGCTATTTCAGTGGATGGTGGGTTAAGCATTGCTTGATTCTTCATGTTCATCACTGCTAACCACATCGTGTGAGACACGCCTTTAACAGTAACTGTGCAATATGTAGTTACGCTGCCATCTGAATGAATTTCATTTTCGCCAAATTCATACGTAGAATCAGGATAATGCTCCATCAGTGTTGCCCATGCCCAAGTCCAACTTAAATAAGTAAATCTGCCTTTCTTTTCGGTGTGCAGATTTACGTCGATAGTCGATAATTTCTGCCACACATTCATTATTTCACTCCAGTTTGTGCATCAGCACATTGTTGACGCGCATACTCGACGTTAAATCCATTCTCATAACTAACAGGTTGATCGCGCAAAGCATCATGCCCATGAACAGCGTCATACTCGCCTCTCTCAAAATCAGATAATTCTTCAAACATAGCTTCATGGTCAGATTTACCTTCAGCTTCCCAAAGGGAACAGGTAATCAAATAGCGGTGGATATGAGCATAGAAATGCTTGCCTAATTTATCCATATCTTTTTGAAGAATTGCAGACTTTATTTCTTCGAGAAACTCTAGCTCCGCGAATCTGTTTGCTTTGGCTTGCCAGTCTGACTTAGGAGAATCGTGGATAAGCAAAGTTTGCGAAAAGTCTAATGCTTCCCACAGAAGAAGTTCATCTTCCATCTTATCCTTCAGCATTGAGTTTGCTATTTGAACAGTGCGGGTGGTGCAGTCTTCTATTTTCATTTTGTTTTCCTTTCGGACTTATTAGAATGTACAAACAGTATAGCCAATATTATCTTTGTGTCAACATATGTTGCAAATTAATTTACTCATTGTTAATATGGCTAAACAAGGAGACAAACATGAACATAAATAAATCGCTAGATCACTACATGGGCTTAAATGGATTTAGTCAGGCTGACCTTTGCAAAGAGTCTGAATTGTCACCGGCTACTATTTCGCTAATCAGAAATGGTCATAGATCGCCATCATTGAAGACTATGGTTATTTTAGCTGAGTTGTTCCAAGTCAAGTTGTCAGAATTTATTGCGGAAGGTGAATCATGAATGGTGGCGATCCAAAATATAAACCTAAGCAAAATAAGTTATATCACGAAGATGGCTATGAGTTGCCAGAAAGAGCATGGATTTAATTATGGATAAGCCAAGCTATTATGCAATTATTCCTGCAAATGTTAGATACAACAACGAAATAAAGCCAAACGCAAAATTGCTTTACGGTGAAATAACTTGTCTATCAAACAATGAAGGTTTTTGTTGGGCTATGAATCAGTATTTTGCTGAGTTGTATGAAGTTGACAAGAAGACCATTAGCCGTTGGATTGGACAGTTGAAAAAGTTTGGCTATATAGATGTTCAAGTTAATTATCGTGAAGGGACTAAGCAGATTAAAAGTAGGTACATTAAGTTGACTACCCCTAGTGACGAAATAGTCCCCACCCTAGGGACGAAATTATCCCTACCTAGGGACGAAATAGTCACAGTTAATAGTACAAGCAATAATATTACTAGTGTATTTAAGACACCATCTATTCAAATGGTTGCTGAGTATTGCGCTAAGAGGCAGAATAAAATTGATGCAGAAACATTTATAGACTTTTATGCTAGTAAGAATTGGATGATCGGCAAGAATAAAATGTCGAACTGGAAAGCCTGTGTAAGAACTTGGGAAAAGACGGAGAAAGCTAATGCAAATAAACGATCTGGTAAAAGTAGCGCAGCATGGACAACCTACAACATCGATAACTTTTAGTAAACAAGAAAAAGATTCTACTGTTTACTTATTTATGCGAATGACTGCCGTCTGGGGTGTTTCTAAGATGAACAGTCTTTATCCTGACGCGGAGGTACAGCAAATAGCTAGGCGTACATTTGCGAAACAGATTGGAAAGTACACAAGAGAGCAGATAGATGCTGCTATTAATTTTATGTCAGAGCAGAAAAGTAATGCAAAGATGTATGAGTGGCCTGATGTGAATGAAGTGTTGGGATGTTTGCGCGACTTAACCAGAAAAAGACCGATGCATCAGACTTATGTAGCCATGCTTACGCATGACGTTGACAAGGGCTATGTGCAAGATCAGTTGTGCAACTTGAAGGAGATGTTTAAGTGAATAAATGTCGTTCCCTGCCAAAAGGCGGCCAAGAAAAAATTGTAAAGTACACTGGCTTTGATGATGAGTATCCTTTGTTAAGGAACAATCAAGAATATACCTGTTCTCAATTAGCAGAATTGTTAAACAAAAAACCTGACGTAATAAGAAAAAAACTTGTTAACAAATACACATTTACTAGCAATGATCTACGCAACACTACAAGCAAATGGCATAAAGATAGATCAAAAGGAGCGAACACAAGTTTTATGACTGATGATGATGGCAAGGCAACATCTAAACAATTTTCACAACAATGGTTAAGTACAAAATCATTAGTAATAAAAACAAACACTTAACATTCAAAAAAGAAATTATTACAAAATTTGCGAGATATGATATGGGTGAAAGATGGATAGTTCAAAGTGAATTTAGCTTAAAAAAATTCATAGAACATACTCAAAAATTATATGCAGAACATGGTTTTATTTCGTTTACATGGTCGAGAAAGAAAATGCGATCCGCAGCACAACAAGGTGCAATGGAATTGTATTTTAGAATGGCAGCGCAAGAGTTAAACAATGCCGGTATTTATCAGGAAATTAATTCACAATTTTTTAAAAAACCATTATCAATACCTTGGACTGAGCATAGCTTTAAAGAGTTTTGGCGATCTGTACAACTAGCCATGTTTAACATTAAATCAACAACAGAATTGCCAAGCGATAAAGTATCACAAATATATGATGTAATTAATTTAGCTTTAACAGATAGAGTCGGCATACACATTCCATTCCCTCAAAAGGAAAACAAATGGGCATTAAAAGAGAAGCGTGTGACGCGCACTTCAGCATTGTAGTTAGACGCAAAGCTAACTTTACTTGCGAATCGTGCGGAAAAACTGATGGTCAAATGGATTGCGCTCATATTTGGGGCAGGCGCTGTAAGAGCGTTAGATGGTCGTTAGACAACGCTGTATGCTTATGTAGAGGTTGCCATCAATACTACACAGAAAACCCCTTAGCGTTTAGTACATGGCTTTCTAAGGCTATCGGGGATGCATCTATGGACATTCTAAACGAAAAGCGTAACATTCTAATGAAGACTACAAAGTTATTACGCAAAGAAATAGCAAAACATTATTTATCTGAGATTAAAAAAATGGACGCAGATCAAAACTATCAACCAATTTCTTACAATTGAGGTGTAATATGAAATATTCATTTATTGATTTAAAAAGAAAAAAAGAAATAACAAAAGAAAATGATTTAGAAACATTCTTGTATTCAAAGTTAAACAAAAATCAAGATTTTAATAAAATAAGAAAATTACATGATTATGAAAAACAATACAACAATATTAAAGTTAACAGATATGAAATGATTAAGAATATTTGTCAGTACGGCCAAACAACGGTCTGACCTTCGCGCAAGTCAACATGAACGAACAGTCGATGAATGCCAATACCATTGAAACCTAATCGAATTGCATTTTTGACTATTGTTCCTCTTTGTGTGCCGCTTTTAACTTTAATATCCGCAGCTATACCCTGCGTATGTGTTCCATATTTAAAGCCATGCATAGACTCATATTGCGCTAAATACTTGTCTGCTTTTTTCTTTTCAATCGAATGACTTTTTGATCTATAACCAGAAGTAATAATAAATGCAAATCCACATTGTTCTCTAAGCGCATCTATCTTGTCATAAAATTCTTTTGTCATTTGATTTTCGCCAGTTTCCTGACAATTAAAATCTGATTCTTTAAAATAATTCATACTACCATTTTACAAGATTAGACCAATAAGCAGCGCTCATCTTTCCTTTAGCTATGTTTCTTCTATGCCTAGCTTTGAATGATCTTGATCGTGCAGTGTCTTGCCTATCGCCTGTTACACCCTGCTGCCCAAATCTTATAGTTTTTATTTTAGATCCTTCTTTAGCAACAACAACATGGCTTTTAGTAGCATGACTAGGTGTGCGTTTAGGCTTGTTATAAGCACTAACACCAATTCGGTTTAATAATGAATTACTCATTTACCCACGCCTTTTACACGTTCTACGCTTCTCATGCTGCCAAGCCCTAACATGCCCATTAATACAGGAAGCATTGTGCCAGTATCTGCTTGAGGAATGATTATACCAAGCGGTGAAACTAATGGAGAAATAAGAAAGTTTACAGCAAATCCTCCGACACACACCCATGCGGTTGCGGGTCGCCAACTAGATTGGAACCAGTTTCCTTTTGCCTCTTCTCTGTTGACCGCAATTTGCGCCAGAGCAATTTCTTGCGCGTGACGCTCTGACATTGTAGCAATCTCGTGAGCAATCTTCTGTTTCGTATCTGCATCTGGAATAAACTTATCTAGTAAACCTGAGACTGGGCCAATCAAAGCATTGACAATGCTCATCCAAATTTCCCTGCCACGAACAAACCGATTAGCAAAGGATAAATTCCCCAAAGCATTAATTCCAGACGTTTGAACTTCTGACTGCCTTCTTCTAATCGACGCTCAATATTCTCATATCTAATGGTGCATTCTTTTTCGTGCGCTGCAATTTTAGACATAGTTTCTTTAACGGTAGCCATTACTGTTCTATCCAACTCAAGCTGTCTTCATCCCAATAATATCTACCGTCTTCTGGCATAGGTGTTGGCGCTTCCCAAAAGCAAGAGTCTTCGTTTAACGTCCAACTTGGAAACGGTTGCGGAGCATAAAAAGCATCTCTAGTAGAATCGTATGTGTATCCAATACCTGCATAGTTTTTACGCAACGGAGTTTTACCATCAGAATGTACGCCGCCATAGGTGTTGTAACTTGTCTGCACCCATTGACCATCAAGTGCGTCAACCCAGTCTTGTTCTGCAACAATGACTTGAGTGACTATATTGTTAACAACTTTGGCAAAATGACTCATTCTCCGCCACTCCCAAACGTGCCTGAACTTGTAAATTTATGATAAATGTAACCTCCACTTGAACTAACAGTGCCACCTGTGCCAATTTGAGCGTCAGCTTGGTAGCGTATGATGACAATACCAGAGCCACCGGCAGAACCGGCTTGACTGCCAGTGTAGACGGCTCCACCTCCACCACCGCCAGAATTTACGTCAGCCGCAACTGACGGATCATTTACCTCTGATCCTGTTTGATTAGACCATCTAGTACCTCGTCCACCGCCGCCCGTTCCTCCATTTCCAAAAACTGCCCCTACATATCCGGCACAACCACCGCCGCCGCCGCCCCCATATGGGCCATCAAGAGAGTCTGGCGCACTACCCTCAAGCCACTTGGCTCCTGCGCCGCCGTCGCCTCCGTTATAGTTATTGCTTGATCCAGTGCCGTTTGATCCGACCGCTGAAGCACCGCCCCCACCGGCTCCAACGCCGTTTGGATTGCCGCCACTTGTTTTAATTGTTGTTCCACCGTTGTTACCTTGACCGCTACTACCAGAACCAGCCGACTGATTGTTGTTGTTTCCCATCCCCGCGCCACCGCCAGAGCCGCCATCCGCAGCATCGTTGTATTCTGTGCCGCCTTGGTGCGCTCTGCCGCCAAATCCACCGCCCAAAGATGTTTGGTTAATACCTGTTCCAACGACTGAACTATTATTTCCTTGGTTGCCAGACGCATTACTCGTTTGAGCAGCACCTCCCGCGCCAATCGTTACAGTATAATTTGTAGATAACGGAATCTCCGATGCTGTAAGCGCTCTAAATCCACCGGCGCCGCCGCCGCCAGAGCCAATAGTAGCACCGCCGCCCGAACCACCCCCTGCCACAATTAAAAATTGAATGTCATAAGGGCCAAGACCACCACCACTTGCACCCACGCCTTGACGCTGCGACCAAAGCTGCATATTTGCCAGTATCATGCGATCAGCGCAAAGATGTTAGATGCAGTTGTGGATGTAGATTTAACCCGCGTCACACCGCAAATAAAATAGAAGTTGTCAGGAACAGGTACAGTAATTGTGTCGCCTGTTTTAGTTATAACAACGATGTTTCCGGCTGTTCCTATGTACAACCCTATTGCCGTGTTACCCGTACCTACGTTGTCACTAGCATCACTTGGCGTAACTGACACCCACGTTGATACTGCACCGTTTAAACTCGCTCCTACACCCTCGAATGGATTACTCATCTTGCACCTCGTACCCGAATATTTTTACTTGTTGTGGGTCAACCATGATTGGTTCACACCACGCCTGTACCGCCCTGTAATTCTCTTGTCTCTGGCTCAACTGCCGCGCATCATTTAAACAATGTCTCTGGTTAATCCAATAACTTGTTATCGTTGGCTCTTCACTACCGTTTAAAACAACATATAAAGCAAAAACGATGATATTCATTCATCGCCTAATCTCTGGTTGGCTGACGTTGCAGTAGATTCAATATTGCGCGTGTATCTCCTTTCACTTCGCTAATATCATCAACAGCAGTTTCCAACTGTATTTCGCTGCGCGTCATTTTGTTTTGCAATTCTTGTACTTGATCTTCGATCTTCTCTACATCTTCAGTTAATTCTTTTACATCAGATGTAGTCTCAGTTGCTTGTGCTTGCAGAGATGTATAACTAGCCACTAAACCGCTTGCTAATACTGCTGCCGGAATAAGAGAGAATAAATTTTGTAACTTTATTTCCATTAAACTTTACTCCGCAAATATGCACACTCAAGTGCTAGAGCTTCCTCATAACGTATGCCATACCTATTAAGTTTTGGATACTCTTCACCATCCGCTATAGCAATAGATTTGTCTTCCCATTCGTCATAACAAAGCAGCCCGTATTCAAAAGCGTCTAAACCTTCGGCCTCAAATGCAGTTTTAACTTGTTGAGCGATCAGACCAAAATGCCACCGCGCACCATCACCTTTAACCTCAACAGCATCGTTCATTTTAAATTGAACGAAATTAACATTGCCCCACGCTTTCAATACTTTTGCATTGATTGCACCGACTTGTTGTTTTTCGCGCTCATCACTCGTATTAATTGTGCCAGTACCCGCGTACACAACAGACCATCTAAAAGAAGCATCACCAATAGATTGCGTATTGTCAGTCGTAGGGCGCACCTTGTTAGTCTCAAGAATTAAACCTTGAGCAGCTTGTTGGTTCCAAAGATTTAACTTACCTTCCAATTGGCTCAGAGAATTTTGTAAAAACTCTAGCTCCCAATTTTTAACAATTACTTGCGCCATAATTAATAATCCTGTATCGCATATTCGCAAATTTTATAACGAAATTTGATGATTGAACCGGCGGGAATGGTAAAATTACCTAGACCGGCGCTAGTAATAACTATTACTTGCGCCATGATTAATAATCCTGTATCGCATATTCGCAAATTTTATAACGAAATTTGATGATTGAACCGGCGGGAATGGTAAAATTACCTAGACCGGCGCTAGTAAGATTATGCAGATAAACACTAAAGGTTCCATTGACATTTGAGCCAGTAACATTCAGAGCCACTTGCTTTCTAAACTCCATCAATCCGGTATTATTCAAGACTGTTGTAAAGTCTGAATCGACGCGCAAAACCAAACCCTCTACACCCGTGCCAGAGCCGCCAGTTGGAAACTCCACAGCATATAAAATTAACTGTTGACCCGACTTATTGCCCGCGCTGTCAGTTGTAGAAACTAGAGTATAAGGAATGCTCAAGGCTAAATTAACATTACCGCCTTGCGACACAATATTTGCACCGCTAAGACACTGCACATACTCGATAACCCCCCGTTGTACAAGGTTATCTGTGCGCCCAATAATAATGTCATCAGTAGTAATTGTTCCGGTAACGGCTTTACTCGTTGAAAAGTTAGCAGCATAAGATGGCACTACACCGACACAACTAATTGAGCAGTTCACATTAGCAAGCTGATTGTCGTACATAATCAATCCTGTACGACCACCGACTTGCCAACCTGACGACATAATATTTGTAGCAAAATCAACAAAACGATTACCGTATATCTGCGCTCCATCTCCGCGTGAACGCTCAATCATCCCGCCGCTTACCGTGACTGTTTCAGAATTATAAATAATCAGACCAGTTTGAACCGTAGATGTGACTAATCCAGAGCGTACAAAGTCGCAGCCAGTAATTGTTAATTGAGAAATGCTGTGGAAGTAAGCTAAAGTCCCGCCTGATTCAAAGAAATGGCAATTCGATATGTTGATAAAATTACTAATTTGATTCGAGCCACCACCCACATCATACATAGCAGATATATAAGAACGGTAGATAGTCGCATTACTCATCACTAGCCCATCAAGACTAGTTGTGTGGATACCATAGTTCATCTTTATTAAAGACAAATTGCTAACTGTCCAATCTGCTGCTGCGTCTTCAGCTTTGATAAAATAGTTACAATCTTTTGCGGTCATATCTTCGATAAAACATTTAACCGCAAGTTTAGAAGAAGTATTGAAAATACACTTATCTAGGTTATAAAAGTCTAATCGGTTAAGAACTAGCTCTGCTGTATCTGACATATCAATAGCATGGGTACTAGCGTTAAAACTTGGCGCATTAGCAAATGCAGCTTCAGTTATTGTTGTACCCGCAAAGCTCATCTGTTCGATTGAACAACCAAACGACGTTACATTACTTCCTTTATTGAAACTAAA